TGATAAGGACCTCTTGAACCATATTGAGGTTCAGGTGGGGCTGGTGGTTCTCCACCTGTTGCTGTTCCTGATGCAGATAGACCACCAAGATTGGCTTCACCTGAAGCATCAAGAACTACACCAAGAGTTGCTGAACTTTGAAGTAAATCAAACAATGATTGTGCTGATGCTGTTTTTGTAACAACTGTTTGAATTAAAGATTCAAGTATTCCAAGATTTGTAGCACTCTCAGCAAAATGTGATACATCTGCTGATGCTAGTGAAGTGATAGCACCAAGTGAGGCTTGGGCTGTTTGAGGATTAGAAACAAAGGCTGTGGCTGATGAAGAAAGACCATCAAGGTTTGATGATCCTGTTGCTGAAATGTTTTCAGTTGTGCCATACAAAGTGTTGCTGTCTAAAATTCCTCTGACTTCGGAATCTAGAATGAGTGAGCCTGTGGCACTCATTGGTTTAACTTGCGACTGTTAGAGATGCAGTTAAAGAACCTGAAGCAATTGTTACTGTGTCTCCTGCTGTGTAAGGATTTGAGGTAATTGTTCCTGAGAATAAAAAGTTACCTGCTGTTAAATTGTCCCAAGAAGTAAAATGTGTTGCATCTTGTGAGCCTGCAATGTTTGTCCAAGTTGCTGCTGAATCTGATGCAATCGTTCCATTTGATGCTGCGGCGAATGTCACAACTTTTCTTGTAGTTTCAGTTGCAGGATTACTTGTGCCGTTTGCGCCTGGGTCTCCAACGTGTAATTTTATGTAAACATCTGTTACAGAAAACGCTGTTGCGTTACCTAAAGCATCAAGAAATTTATTTGCTGTGTATGCGCTTAAACCAGTTGCCATTTTTATTCCTCTGTTGTTTCTATGATTCTAGTTATCAGATTATCTTTATCTCTTTCAACAGTTCTGATTGTTTGTTTAGATTCGGGTGAATTAACATTGACAATCGGTGGTGCAACATTGATGACGGCTGGTGGAACATTAACAATTGTTTCTGGTATCTGAACATTGATTTCACTTGTTCTCGTAATGTCATAAACTGATTCTGGGTTCAATGGATCAATCTGTGCGACCTGCTGTAACTGTGTTGATGGAACTCCTGTGTGCGCAATCTTTGGAAGTCCAAGTGCTGATAAGACTTGTGCAGGGTCAAAACCTGTTTGAACTAATCTTGCTGCCATAGAAACACGTTTATCTTGCTCAATAACATCTGCCTCTACCAAGTTAATGTTTGCAAGAGGAACTCTATTGCTGTCGCCATTTTCAACTGGTCTCAAGTCCTCAAATCTGCGAACATCATTCACGGAATAAAAACCTGCCTGTAAACCAATTGAGTAGCCTTGGATTCGGGTTGTGAAATCACCGCGAAGTAAACCATCAACATTAAATTTTAGGAATGCTTCAGTTGGAAGAAGTGTTGAATAAGCGTATTCAATTTTTTCAATATATGGTCTCAGAGTGTGTGTCACAAATTGGATAGCGTTTGCTTCCACACTTGCATAAGACATTGCGCCAGGTGTTGAAACTTGGATCATATGTAAAGGAACACGGAACATTCTTGCAATTGATTCAACTACAAATTTTTGTGAATCAAGCATTTGTGCTTCGTCAGGGTTTACACCAGTTTTAACATATTTTGCACCAGCAGACAGAACACCTGTTTTGTGTGCTTTCTTGTAACCTTTGTGTGCGTTATCAAATCCTGCTTGTAAATCTTTTGCTTGCTGACTTGTTAATGCACCAGGAAACTCAATGATGCCTTGTGTGGTTGCACCTTGACCGAAGAATCTTGCAGCAAAACTTTGTAACGCTGAAGCCAGCCCTAAGTTTTCTTTAAGTTCAGTTACTCTTGAAGTTCCACGCAAAGCACCAGGTTTGCGAATTTCTGTTATGTGTAACATATCTCTTGCTTGTACGACTCCAGCATTGTTGTTATCAACAACGTATTCAATTTCTCTTGTTACAGGATTTCTTTGAACTGTGACTCTTAAAGGATCAAGGCAAACAAGGTTTGCAACATCTCCACGACCATCACGATAAATTCTTGTGAAAGAGTTTCCATCTAAAAGAAGTGAGATAAGAACTTGTTGATAGTGTTCGCTTCTTAACAAATCAATATCTGGTCTTTGTACCCATTCAGGTTTCGGTCTGTAAGGTAAACGATTTCCATCACGTCTGATAAAAGAATCAACTGGAAGTGTTGAAATGGTGTCAGAAATTAAAAGCACACAAGCATAAAAAGCACCAATTGTCATTGACGAATTTTCGTCTATCGGTGCACCTGATTGTGTTTCGAAAGCAAAAGTGTCACCTGCGCCCCAAATAGATTGGAACGAAATTGCTCTGTTCTCGCCAAGATTAAAAAGATTACCTAACATCATTTACCTTTCTCAAGCGCAAGACCAAATAAAACAAAAGAAACACCTAACGCAGTTATACCTGCTGGAATAAAAATGAGTCCAAGACCTAAAGAAATAATCAGAAGTCCTACGGCTTGAATGGTTGATGAAATCAAAAAATCTCCTAAAAGAAAAACTCTGGGACTATGGTTTCAGGATTGATCCGAGAAACTGTGGCTCTATCGAAAGCAATTATGCTTGCAACAGCAGCGTCAATTTTTCTTGGACTCCCTCTGTGTTCTTTAACAATCCTAGGCCCAAGTCTATCAACTTTTACAACAGCATTGGAAATGTGTCTTGTTAAAAGTGCGTTGCCATCTTGAGTGAGTTTTTCTCCAACCACAGCGTCATAAAACTTTGCGCAAGCGGGAATCATTCTTGCTGCTGAGGTTGATGGCCATTCCACAACAGGTAGACCAGCATCCTGTAAAACTTGCATACTTCTTTGCCAACGAAAAGGATCGCAGGCAATTTCTAAAACATTGTATTTATTGCAAGCCTCAATGATTGCATTTTCTACTGTTAAGGAATCCACTCGCCAAGTGTCGTCATCTTCAGGTTGTTTCTCATAAGCCTCAATCATAAAAACGTGTGGTGTTTCTTCAATAGTGACACCAATAATTACAGAAGCATCACCTGAGAAACTTCCATCAAATCCAAGAATGACTGGGACATTTTTATCAACTTCACGTTTACTTTCACGCGCTTCCCAAACACCATTTGGAAGCCAAGCCGTTTGAGAAGAAACCCAAGCATTAGTTCTTTTAGTTCTAAATTCTGATTCAGGAGTTCTTTTAACAGCAGACTCAAAATCTTCTTCAGAGTTCAAATCACCAAACGCAGGATTAGCAAGTTTCCAAGTCTCAGGGTCTCTATGATCAGATTCAATAGATGCTTCCCACCAAGCCATAAAAAAAGATGGATCATCATATTCACCACGAATAACTTTTTGCCCATACTGATACAAGTTGTAAGCAATTGAATCCTGACCAGTTGAATCAGTTTTAACACCAGCAGTTGTAATAGATAACAACAGCGGCTCACGTCTAGCGCCCATACCAAGTTGCATAACGTCAAACAGTTCACGATTGGGTAATGCGTGCAACTCATCCATAATTACAAGAGTTGGTGACAATCCCTCTTTTGTGTAAGCCTCAGATGAAAGCACACGATAGATTGATCCTGTTCCTGGAATCTCAATCGCATCACGATACAACTTTGCCTGCGCCATCAACTCAGGTTCAGCCTCAATCATTTTCTTAGCATCACCGAAAACAATTCTTGCTTGATCCCTGTCAGCGGCACAAGAATAAATTTCTCCGCCCTCTGATCCCATAAACAAACCCCAAAGAGCAATACCAGATGACAAAGCCGATTTACCATTCTTACGAGGCATACCAACCAGAGCAGTTCTGTTTTTGAAACGGCCGTCATCACGAACAGCAAAAATGTTATCTAAAAGTTTTTTCTGCCAATCACGCAAAACAATCTGCTCACCAGAACGACCAGCAACAGTATCTTTAGTTTGTATACACATTGAGTTAATAAAATCAGCAACTTCCCAACCACGCGAAGAAGCCAACTCAGCATCATCAACAGCGGTAAGCCACCTAGGCGGCCAAGACTTAGTTTCTGTTATCACGTCTGGCACGCAACTCCTCTAACTTAGACTTCGCCTTAACCTCAGCCACACCAAGCCTTGAACGATCCGTAGGAGTGAAACCAAGCAAACTCAAACTATTAGTAATATTTTTTTCCAATTCACGCAACGCTTTACGATCACGCCAAGACTCAGGATTATTCCAAACAAAAGCACGCAACCTCACACGCTCATCAAGCATTTCACAAGTCATCAACAAAAGTTCAATATCAGTATTCGGAGAAATCCAAAGTTGCCCCATCTTCCAAGTACGATTCCACAACTCCAAACCAGCATCAAACAATTGTCTATGCGGAACAGGAATCTCAACAATCGCAGGAATCAAAATGACATCATTTTCTTTAGGCAAAGCCTGTTTGCCAGGATTACCAAGTTTTCTTTTTAACTCAATCGGTTTCGGTGGATTGCTCATTATCTTTATTCAAAACCTTTCGACCACAATCATCACAATCAACCCAAACGGATTTCTTGTCTTTCAACTCACCAGTTGGTGGCTCAAGTTTTTCAAAGCCAACATCATCTAACTCCCAACCAACAGAATCTAATTCAATCAGTTGCATAGCAAGTTTGTCGTTATCCCACTCAGCAAGTTCAGCAGTTCTATTATCAACCAAAGCATAAGCACGAGCCTGCTCAAAAGTCCAATCACTCGGAACATAAGAAACAACAATCTCAGACCAACCAAGTTTCTTAGCAGCAGCCAAAGTTCCATTACCAGCAATCACAATATTTGAACCAGTAACCACAATCGGTTTCCTTTGACCAAACCTTTTCAAAGAACCAACAATCGAATCAATGTTCTTATCGCTATGTTTACGCGCATTATCAGGATCAAACTTCAACGAATCAATATTCACTTTAGAAATACGCAAGTCATTCATAAAACCATCCTACTTCATAACTGTTTTTGTTTTACAAAAACCTTTGCAACTTCGGAGATGCACAGACACTTGGGCGCGGGTCCT